GTGTGCGTCTGTAACAATTACTTCGTCTTTTGGAAATCTTTCTTTGTACAACCTTACAGCTTCAGGGTCCAGTTCAACCGCGGTTATTTCTAAATTGTCAGCGACCTCGTCCCACTTGTAACGGTTACCACCAAGACAAGCGTATAAATTTAAAATTTTGTACTTAGTCATATACTTCTTTATAATCGGTTAATTTTTTCTGTGTTTCAAGTAATTCTATTTGCATCGACATTAACTTATTGGACAAAGCTCTATTTTCTTTTACAACCGTGTTTAAAACGGCTTTTATCTGTTCGAGTTCGTCTTGCTGTTGTGCTATTCCTTCAGCCCGTTTTGGTTCAAGACGCTTTCGAAACTCGAATTTATTCCAAAGTGAGTTGAGGTTTATATAGGCAAGTTGTATTCTTATTTCTTTATCCATCTAAAATAGTTTTTGTTGTGAAACGTGGTTCTTAATTCGCTGAATCGCCTTATCGTAATATTCAGCATCTAATTCGCAAGCGGTTAACTCAAAGTTGTAATCGTGGCAGGCTATTGCAATTGAACCTGAACCTAAATGGGTGTCGAGTATTTTATCGCCTTGTTTGGCGTATTTATCTAAACAATATTTATACAACTCAAAAGGTTTTGCAGTTGGATGAAATTTTTCAATCATTGTATTATTACTTTTAATACATCCTGCTCTACTAAATTCAAATATACGCATAGCTTTGTTGAATGAAGTCCAAGCCATTTCGCCATCTGCTAAAGTAAATCCCCTTTGACCTTTATCCCAAATTATCCAACCCATAGATGGATGTAAATATTCAGTCATATAATTCCCACCCCAAATTATTTGATTTTTAGATACTCTTTGTAATTCAATAAAAAATTCTTTATTAGGAATTGAATTATCCCAATCAGTTCTTTTGTATTGTTTCCATCCAAATTCTTCTAATCCAAATTTTTTAGCTGCATCAATACCATAAGGCGGGTCAACAATAGCTAAATCAAAATACTTGTCAGGATAACGTGCCATTAAATGCATATTGTCCTCGTTGGTAATTTCTATTTTATCAGTTATTTTCATAGTTTTTATTTTAAAGGGTTAATTCCTGCGCAGGTGAAACCCGTTCCGTATTCGTATTTAAATAACACACCTTGGTTTAATGGTGTCGGTTTGCCTCCCGTTTCAGTTTCTTTTATTTTCCTAACGTGTACGTGTGTATACATCCAGTTTAAAGCGTCCGCAACATAGCGATGAATCACTAAAAAATCGTCCGCACGGTTTCCCCACTTACCACCACCTTCAGCATCAGCCATATTTGGTGGCATTGGATGCCCTTCATAGTCTCCGTCTTTGTGTGTTTTTCTTAAGGCTTCGGTTGCAGCGTGAATACATAAATAAATTGTTGTATTCGTCTTTTTGGCAAACAACCTTAACTTAGTAGCCATTTCATAGTCGTATTCGTGCGAGTTTGAGTGTTTAGGTCTTAAAAACGAATTGTGAGGGTCAATCATTAAAACATCGTAGTTGCCTA